AGCGACGATCTCTCCCCGACCTTTTTCCACAGGGTAGGGCCGTTTTTCCACAGGAGGTGGATGGTTCGTGGTTGCTCGGGCGTTGCGCGCTGTTCCTCCGGTGGAGGAGCCTGTGCGGGTGAAGTCGGTTACTGAGGCTGCTTCTTCTGGGTCTCACCGGGATTTGTTGGTGGCGATGCGTGCGCGTATTGCTCGGGCGGTTGAGGATGAGGATACGCCGGCGCGTGATTTGGCGGCGTTGACGAAGCGCCTTGCGGATGTTGCGCGTGACATTGAGGCGATTGACGCGCGCGCTGAGCAGGAGGGCGGCGGCTCGAGTGGTGTCGTCCCGGACGAGCCCTTCTCCAGCTCGGCTATCTGAGGCTGCCCGGCACGTCGTCATCCCTGACGGGATCGTCACGACTGGGTGGCCGGCGGTGCAGGCGAAGGCCGCCGAGCTGGGTATCGAGTATGACCCGTGGCAGCAGGGTGCTGGCCGTGTGGCGTTGGGTAAGCGCGCGGACGGCAAGTACGCGGCCACTGTTGGTGGTATCGCCCTTAGCATTCCGCGGCAGGTCGGTAAGACTTTCTGGGTTGGGTCGATGCTGGTCGTGCTGTGCGTGTTGTTTCCTGGCATGAAGGTGTTGTGGACGGCGCACCGGACGCGGACGGCGACAAACACGTTCCAGTCGATGCAGGGGATGACGAAGCGCAAGAAGATCGCGCCGCACATGCTGGACCCGCGGACGGCGAATGGTGAGCAGGAGATCCGTTTCCGCAACGGCTCCCGGATCATGTTCGGTGCCCGCGAGCAGGGCTTCGGCCGCGGTTTCGACGAGGTTGACGTCGAGGTGTTCGACGAGGCGCAGATCCTGACGGAGAAGGCGCTCGACGACATGGTGCCGGCGACCAACCAAGCGCGGCACCCCCACGGGGCGCTGCTGTTCTTCATCGGCACGCCCCCGCGGCCCGTAGACCCGGGTGAGGCGTTCACGGGGCGTCGTGCTCGGGCGCTCGAGGGTAAGACGCGCGACGCGGTGTACATCGAGTTCTCTGCGGACCCGGACGCGGACCCGGACGACGAGGCGCAGTGGCGGAAGGCGAACCCGTCGTACCCGCACCGGACGCCGCTTGAGTCGATGCAGCGGATGCGGGAGAACCTCGGTAGCGATGACGCGTGGATGCGTGAGGCGCTCGGGGTGTGGGACGCGATCGGTGACGCGCAGGTCATCCCGGCGACGGCGTGGCGTGAAGCGGCTGATGTGGCGTCTGTGGCCGTGGACCGACTTGCCTTGGGCATCGACGTGGCACCTGACCGGTCAATGGCTTCGGTGTCCCTCGCGGGGGCGCGTGAGGATGGCCGCTGGCACGTCGAGCTGGACGAGCAGCGCCACGGTGTCGGGTGGCTGCTCGATTGGGTTGTTCGGCGGTGCGAGCGGAACGACATCCGCGCTGTGGCGATCGACGCGATCTCGCCGGCGGCTGGGTTGGTGGAAGAGCTCGAGCAGCGTGGTGTGCGGGTGACGTTGTTGCAGACGCGTCAGTACGCGCAGGCGTGTGGGGCGTTCTACGACGGCGTGATTGAGGCGCAGTTGGTGCATACGGATCAGCCGCAGGTGAATGTGGCGTTGGCGGGTGCGTCGAAGCGTCCGTTGGGTGATTCGTGGGCGTGGAACCGGCGGCAGGCGACGAGTGATATCACGCCGGTTGTTTCTGGGACATTGGCTTTGTGGGGTGCTCGTGCGGCGAAGGTGACTAAGCCTCGTCGTGGTTCGACGGTTCCGCAACGGGTTAGGTGATCAAACTTGGGGGTGTTCGTGCCGATCGACGTGGACACCTTTGAGGGGCCGGGCTGGCATTTGCGGCGGTTGGCGGAGAAGTTGGGTGGTCGGCGTTCGCGTCTTGACCGCCTTGACTCGTATTTGCGGGGTGACCCGCCTCTTCCGCGTGGTGCGGAGTCGGCGCAGTCGGCGTTCCGGGCGTTTCAGCAGAAGGCCCGTTTGAACATGGCTGAGCTGGTTGTTGAGGCGCCGCGTGAGCGGATGAAGGTTCGGGCGTTCCGTACGGCCGTTGACAGTGATGAGACTGGTGACGATCAGGCGTGGTCGATTTGGAAGGCCAACGGCCTGACCGTTGAGATGGCTGACGTGTGGCAGAACATGCTCGCGTTGGGCGACGCTTACGTCATTGTCGGTGCTGACGATGATGGTGAGCCGGTCATCACGGGTGAGGACCCGCGTCAGGTTGTGACAATGCACGACCCGCGGCGGCAGTCGCGGGTTACGTCGGCGTTGAAGATGTTTAGTGCGCCGGCTGAGGGCGTTGATTACGCGTACGTGTATCTGCCTGGGCGTGTGCATGTGGCTGTGCGGCCTGCTTCGGCGGTTCCGGTTGTGTCGACCGGGTTTGATGGTGCCGGGTGGGAGTGGGATGAGTCCCGCGGTGGTGAGGCTGGTGAGCCGCTGCCGGAGTTGTTGGCGGATCGGGTGCCCGTGGTGCGGTTCCGCAACCGCCGCGGTGTGGGTGAGTTCGAGCCGCACCTTGACGTGTTGGACCGCATCAACCACATGATCTTGCAGCGGATGGTCATTGCGACGGCGCAGGCGTTCAAGCAGCGCGCCATCAAGGGTGACCTGCCGGATGTTGACGACAACGGCGACCCGATCGACTACGACGGGATCTTCCAGTCCGGTCCGGACGCGTTGTGGCGGCTGCCTGAGGGCGTCGACATTCAAGAGCTCGGGCAGGCGGACTTGACGCCGACGCTTCTGGCGGTCCGTGATGACTTGCAGCACCTCGCTGCGGTGACCCGGACGCCGTTGTCGATGATCTCGCCGGACGCGACGAACCAGTCCGCGACGGGCGCAGCCCTCATTCGTGAGGGTCTGGTGTTCAAGGTCGAGGACAAGCAGGCGCGCGTCGATGCGGCGTTGATCGAGATGATGTCGTTGGCGTTCCTGATGAAGGGTGACGCTGCGCGTGCTGACCGGGGGCGGATGTCACCGGAGTGGGCGCCGGCGGAGCGGTACGGGTTGGCTGAGAAGTTCGACGCGGTCGCGAAGGCCGGCGACCGGGTTCCGGATCAGTACCTGTACGCGGAGGTGTTGCAGGCGACGCCGGAGCAGGTTGCGTTGATGACGTCGGCGGCGCGTTCGGCGCAGGTGCGGGCTGACCGGTCGGCGTTGGTCGCTGCGGCTGCTGGGGCCCGCCTGGACCCGACGGTGGCCCGTTTGAGTGAGCGTCGTGGCGTCGGCGGCTGACGCTGCCGAGCACGCTGAGGACGTTGCCGCGTTGACGACGTTGACGACCGCGCAGCTTGTGGCGTGGTGGTCGGCGGCTGATGTTGAGGCGCCGTCGCTGGCGTTGGGGTTGGCGGATTTCCTCGGTGACGTGCTCGGTGAGTACGGGCAGGCTGCTACGGCTCTGGCGGCTGACTGGTACGACGAGCTCCGCGGTGCGGCTGGTGTTCGGGGCGTGTTTGAGGCGCCTGAGGTGGAGTTACCGGCGCCTGGTCGGGTGTCGGCGTTGGCGCAGTGGGCGACGGTCCCCGTGCGGACGCCTGACGCCTTGTTACCTCCTGCTCGGCGCGCTGACGCGGAACCGATGCCTGACCTGGCGCTCGAGCGGTTGTCGGACGGGATGCAGCGGGTCGTCGCTGGTTTGGATCGGCAGACGATCGCTGAGGCCGTCGACCTTGATCCAGCGTCGGCGGTGTGGGCGCGTGTCGCCCAGCCGGGGTGTTGCGCGTTCTGCGCCCTCATGGCAACCCGCGGAGCTGCCTATGGGTCCGCCACTTCCGCGACGACCGTCGTCGGGCGTGGGCGTGCTGGCCGGCCCCGCGGCACCCGTGAGCTGGGCGACAAGTACCACGACGCGTGCCGTTGTGTGGCTGTGCCGTCGTGGGACGAGGCCCCGTTCGAGCCCGGTGAGGACGCTGCCCGTTTCGAGGAGGCGTACTTCGTCGCTACGGATAAGGGCGCCCGCACGGTGAAACAGATCCTCGCCTCGATGAGGCAGACCCTCCAGGTCGCTTGATGCGACCCAATTCTTCCGCGCCATCAGGCGTGGGGCGCCCGTAACGGGCGAACACCTACCCGCAACGGGGAGCACCGATGGCTGACGACGTGAAGAACGACGACCAGGACCAGACCGGCGAGGACGTGACGGACGAGGCGACCGCAACGGTCGACGAGGACGACACGGACTGGAAGGCCGAGGCGGAGAAGTGGAAGTCGCTGTCTCGGAAGAACGAGCAGCGTGCCCGCGACAACGCCGGGGCCGCGCAGGAGCTCGCGACGGTCCGGCAGTCGCAGATGACCGAGCAGGAGCGGGCCGTGCACACGGCCCGGGACGAGGCCCGCGCTGAGGCGTTGGCGGAGTTCGGTTCTCGCCTGGTCGACGCGAAGTTCGAGGCGGCAGCCGCTGGGCGGACCGTGAATGGTCGCCCGCTTGATGTGGCCGCGCTCCTTGAGGGCGTGAACCGGTCGTACTACCTCACCAGTGATGGGGAGGTCGACGCCGACAAGGTCACCCGTTTCGTGAACAACGTCGCGCCGGTCGTCGACGTCGACACCGCAGCAACCCGCCGAGTCCCCGACCTGGGGCAGGGGCGGCGCACCACCAGCAGGGGCTCGACCGCTGACCAGTTCGCTGGCGTGGTCGAGGGCCTGCTCCGATGACTCCCTGAGCAGATAGGAGCTGGCACATGGCCGGCATCGACCTGAACCGGACCACGTCCGGCGTCTACCTCCCCCCGCAGGTCTCTGATGAGATCTGGCAGTCCACGCAGGCTCAGTCCTCTGTCATGCAGTTGGCCCGTCAGGTCGCGCTTCCCGGTTCGGGTGTCGCGGTCCCGGTTGTCACTGGTGACCCCGAGGCCCAGTGGGTTGCTGAGACGGCTGTGAAGCCGGTGTCGCGTGGCACCCTCGACTACAAGCAGATGCGGGCGTACACCCTCGCGGTGATCGTGCCTTTCTCGAACCAGTTCCGGCGTGACCTGCCGGGCCTGTACAACGCGATGGTCTCGCGTCTGCCGGGTGTCCTGGCGAAGAAGTTCGACAACACGGTCTTCTTCGGTACGGCCCCGGGCTCCGACTTCGACACGCTGACGGCAGCGCCGACGGTGTCGGTCGCGAACACGGGCAGCGTCAACGCGTACGCCGGGTTCCTCGGTGCTCTCGCGACGACCGCGCAGAACGGTGCGGACGTCACCGGTTGGGCCCTGTCGGCTCAGGGTGAGATCACCGCCCTGTCGGCGCTCGATGGGAACGGCCGCCCGATCTTCACGTCGGACGCGCAGAACGACGGCACGGTCGGTCGGATCCTCGGCCGTCCCGCTTACCGTTCCGCCGCGGTCTACAAGGCTGGCACGGGCACGGGCGCTTCGTCCGTCGCCGAGACCGTCGGTTTCGGTGGTGACTGGTCGTCGGCCCTCTGGGGTCAGGTCGAGGGCATCCAGATCGACGTGTCCGACCAGGCCACGCTCGAGGACGGTGGCACCACGATCAACCTCTGGCAGCGCAACATGTTCGCTGTCCGCGCGGAGATCGAGGTCGGCTTCCGTCTCCGTCAGGCGAACCACTTCGTCCGCCTGACCGGCACCAAGCCGGCCTGATGGCCACTCTGAACCCTCCGGGGCTTCCCGGCGTCGAGGTCGGCGTCCCGGAGGGTTCGGAGGCCGGGTATCTCGCTGCTGGGTGGACCTTTCACGACGAGGGTCCCGTCACCCGCGGTGTTGTCGAGTCCGACGTTGAGCCTCCGGCGCGTGCTGGTCGTGGTGCCAGCGCGAAGGCGTGGCGGGCCTACGCCGACGTGGTCGGTGTGGTCGTTGCGGACGACGCGTCCCGTGAGGACGTCATCGCCGCGTGCGTGTCCGCTGACGTTCCTACCTGAGAGGGGTCGCCGTGCCTGTCGTCGTTCCTGGCGAGTCGACCCCTCCTGCACCCGCTACTGCTGCTGACGTCACTTCGCGGTGGCGCAGTGCAGACCCGATCGGTGCGACGGACGAGCAGATCGAGCAGGACCTCGCCGACGCGTGGCAGCTTCTCCTCGTCGAGGTGCCCGCCGCGGCCACGGCGCCGCCGGATCGTGTCCGGTCGGTGCTGGCGCGGATGGTTGTCCGGTACCTGCTGAACCCTGAGGGTCGGCGGGTGCGGTCGGAGACGATCGGGCCGTCGACGATCTCGGAGACCACCAGCGGAGACGACCCAGGTGGTCTACGGGTGACTGCGGAGGACGTCCGGTTCCTCCGTGGTGTCGCGTCGGCGGGGTCGAGGCGGGTTGGGACGATCCGTGTGCGGCCCCTGGATGTCGCGTGAACGTGGCGCCGGTGGTGCTGCGTGGTGGCGGTCTCGACGCTGACGGTGACCCCTTGGGCGACGCCGTCGAGCAGGAGCTCGGCAGGTGCTTGCTTTTCCCGCGGCGCAATCCCGGTTCGGGTGAAAAGAACGGCCGCGGCCAGCAGGTAATCGCTGGCCTGACGCTTTTTGCGCCGGCAGGGTCGGACGTCCGCGCCACTGACCGCGTACGTGTCCCTGAGGGGCCGTACGCGGGCCTGTGGGACGTCGTCGGCGACCCGGGTCACTGGGCCGCTCGGACAGCCGTCGGTCGGTCTGTCGTCGAGGTCGCTCTCGAGCGGGTGACTGGCTGATGCCCCCTCGTGCCCGCGTGACCGTGAACCGCCGCGGTATCCGGGAGCTGGCGCGCGAGCCGGGCGTCGTGCGCCTCCTTGAACGGGAGGCGGGCCGGCTGAAAGACCGAGCGGAAGCGCTGGCCCCTGTCGAGTCCGGCACTTACAAGCGGTCCTTCAAGACCTACTCGTTTTTGACGGAGTTCAGAGGTTTCACCCGTGCTATGACAACGGTCGTCAACGAGGCGCCGTACGCAGCCGCCGTTGAGTTCGGTAATGCGCGGACGGTGGGTCGTCATCCGTTGGGTCGGGCGTTGGCTGAGATGGCGGTGCGATGAGCGGGTTCCCTGATGCGGGGCGCGTGTTGCGTGCGGTGCTGGAACCCGTCGTCGGTGCGGGCAGCGTGGTGTCGCAACGTCCTGGCGATTTGTCGAGTCGTTTGCCGCTTGTTCACGCTTACCGTTTCGGCGGTTCTGATGATGGCGTGTTCGATGCGCCGAGTTGTTCTGTTGATGTGTACGCGGTTACTCACGCGCAGGGTTTTGCGTTGGCGGAGCGGTGCCGCGAGGCGATGTTGGCGGCGCCTACCCGCGGCGATGGTCTCGCCGCGGCTGTTGACGACGTCACGACCGTATCCGGACCTGTTGAGGTCGAGTACCCGGGCGACGGTGTCCGCATGTGGGCGTCGACGTACCGGCTTTCTATGCGCCGCGTTGGCGCGTAACAACCACCCCACCCTCGCCCCTTTCGGGGCAACTTCTACTGCCCTGGAGGGCTTCCATGGCCGACTTCGGCGATGACTACTCGAACAAGTTCACTGTCAACATCCTCAAGGCGCGGAGCACGTCGCTGCTGTTCGCGCCCGTGACGTCCGACCCGATCGAGGCGGTTACGGAGACGGCTAACGCGACCTTGCTCGCGCTGCCCGCCGGGTACCGCGACGCCGGCCTGACGACGGACGACGGGCCCACGTTCTCGCGCGCGACGGAGACCGACGCTGTCACGTCCCACGGGCGTACGGAGCCGTCGATCGAGGACAAGGTCAGCGACACCCTCACGATGGCGGTGACGTTCCAGGAGGCCAACGCGACGACGCTGTCGCTGTACTACGGCCTGTCGAAGGCGTCCCTCGAGGGGTTCCGCGACCCCACGACGGGTGAGCTGTTCATGCCGACGCCTGAGCTGCCGGACGACCCGTACTACCGGTGCCTTGCGATCTCCCGCGACTCGGACCGCAACGGCCGCGGCGACGTTTACTTCGGGTACTTCCTTCCGAAGGTCAAGGTTTCCGAGCCTGCCGAGCAGGCGTGGGGCAAGACCGGTGAGGTGCAGTTCGGTGTGACGATCACCGCGTTCGTCGACGACGCCCTGAAGTACTCCCGCGCCCCGTTCTACGGCGGCCCGGGGTGGAAGGGTCGCGCGGCTGACATGGGCTTCTCGGCTCTCACCTGATGACCACCCGGGCGGCCTCTTCCATGGGGTGGGCGGGCCGCCCGGGTGCTTCATCCTGCCACCCCACGCCAGCGGTTGGACTTTGGAGGACGCATGAGTGAGTACAAGCAGCACGAGCTTCACCACCCTGATGGTCGCGTGCGCGTCGTGACTTCGCTTGAGGCGGCACGGCGTGCCCGTTGGGATGGGTTCGGCGACAAGAAGCAGGCCGCCGCGATCGCGAAGGCCGACGAGAAGCAGTCCTGACCTACTGAGATCGGAGCCCACCCCCATGGCTACCCCTAAGAAGCCCGTGCAGGACAAGCCCGCGAGCGTCGGATTCAATCTCCGCGCCTTTGAGGCGGAGCGGACGGTCGAGCCGTTCACCGTTCCGCACCCGGACGGGAAGACATACACGCTGCTGTCGCCTGGTGAGACCGACTTGTTCGAGTTCGCGAACGTGATGGCGGCGTACCGGGAGAACGAGGCCAGCGCCGTGTCGGCGGTGTTGACGACGGTCGTCCCTGAGGGCGACCGTGACGCGTTCTTCCGGGCCCGCATCACCGTTGACGCGGGCATGGCTCTCATCAGCGCCTACAACAAGCACCACGGGTTGCTGGAGCCGGGAAAGTCCGACGGCTCGTAGGTTTGATGGCCCGGTACGCCGAGGCCATTGAGTACGACCTGCGGGCCCATCACCGGTTAAGCGTGGGCGACTTGTGGGTCGTCCCGCAACGGTGGCGCGAACTCTTAAACCTGATCGAGCGGTTGCCGGCACATTGTCAGTGGCGGCATGAGCAGTACAACGACCCGGACTTCGCGCAAGCAATGGTCGAGGCGTTCCCAGAGCCGCCGGAGCCGTCGCCGCCGGGGTGGTCTGAGTGGTCCCCGGTGCTGGACGCCCTCGCCGGAGTGAACGACCGGTTGTCGGTACTGATCGCCACGAAGGGCGACGGTAAGACGCCACCAAAGATGCAGGCACGCCCGGTGACCGAGTTCCAGCGCGCCCGCGAAGGTGTGAAGAAGCGTTCGGCGCGGGAAGACCACGACTTCCTGATGTCCGCGTTGTTACGCGGGCGGCCGTCAGCCGCGGGCGAGGAGCTGGCGGAGTAGGTCGTTCTGCTCCGCGAGGAGCCGGTTGGTTTCGTCCCGCTGCTCGATGGCGATGAGGTCGCGCTGTGCTGCCCGGACCTGCTGGGGCCCGCCGGCGAGGTCGACGCGGTCGAGGGTCCGCCCGGTGCTGTCTGTGGCGGTGGCCCTGTCGAAAGTCTTCCCGAGTCCCATGTTTCCCCTTG